CTGTCGATGCGGGAGTGGACTAATGATGCTGGTGTGACGCAGAAGGCGTACAGCATTCGGGCGAACGAGGTGGGTGTCAGTACCCGGTTTGCTCCTGCACCGTCGAGCAAGGTCCGTACCGCTCCCGCTGCCAAGGTCAACGATGATGTTCCGGTGGTGGCCCCATGGTGAGCCACGATCACAAGACGATCTCGCGGGCGCACGCTGAGGCGACGAAGCGGCTGCGCAAGAAGTTCCATGCTGAGTATCGGGAGATCCTTCTCGCTGTGTATGACGAGATGGGGCTTCAGGTTCGTAAGCGTCGGACGCAGGAGGAGATGCTGGAGGATCGTTTGGCTGAGGCTAAGCGGCTTCTGGAGGAGCACTCCTGAAATAGTTCTGCCCCTCCCCTTGACTTAGTTCAGGGGGAGGGGCAGAATCTACGAGTACCAGCACAGGAACAGGAGCCTGTGGTGGTGGTGCAACCGACAGACGTGGTGTCGAGTGCAAGGTGAGTTTACCGGCTCCCTCGCTTCGATATCAATGAGGCGCAGGGAGTTTTTTCATGTGAGATTGAGAGTGCCAGCGGCATTCCCATGGCTGGCGTAGTTATCTACATGGGCGTCGGTTGACCAGTATGCCGGAGGAAGCACTGGCCCCGAGAAAGCCTTGCAGGTAGGGCATCTATGCCTGAAAGGGTAAACCGCTGATCCTTCTTCTGGTTATTCGGCGGCGTCGACAATCAAGGAGAACACATGCCAGTCAATCAGTTCACGAACGATGTTATGCGGGCGTTACCGTCCGCTCTTCGACCTAACCCGTATTCGATCGACGAAGCGGTTATGCAGGCAGTTGAGAATGGTTGGGATACCGACTCGCTGGCGAAGGCCGCTTACGCCAACGACAAGAACCCCAACCCGGCATTCGTCGTCACCAACATCAGGAACCTAGCCCAGCACCCTCCAGCACAGCAGACACAGCGGCAAGGCTGGAACTACGGTCACATCCCCTGCCACGATCATCCCGGCTGCGAGATATGCCGCTGTGAGCAAGGCGTCCTCACCCACCACACCCCCGTGCCCATGCCACCACAGTTCAAAGCCCTGCTTAGGCAGGCTCTAGTCACGACGGAGATACCAGAATGATCCAGACATGTCACTGCTGCGGCATGAACCGCACCCGCTCAACCTGCCACTACTGCGCACTGTTCCAGCAGCGGGCACGATGACAGAACTACACGACTACCAGCGATGCGACCGCTGGGCATGGAAAACACGCTGCCCAGCAGAAGCCTTCGTCTTCGAAAACAACGGAAAACAATGGTGCTGGAACCACACACCAGAACTCGACCCAGACCACCTACGCGCCATCCACACACTACAAACAGCAGGCCTCATCACCCCCATCCGGTAGCGTAGACGCCAACCAAAAGGAGGCAGCATGATCGAATACGCACTCGCAGCGTCTTTGGCAATACTCGCACCCGACGATGACCGCGCAGACGCAGCAGCCCGCGCCACACGCGCAGCAGCAGACACGCCCGCACGATGGGAACGATACGAAGACTGCGTTGCGGACAGAGAATCAGGCAACTCCCCAACCGCACGTAACAGCCAAAGCACCGCTGCGGGCAAATACCAGTTCCTCGACAGCCAATGGCGAGACGGACTCGCATTCATGGTCGCCAACCGCCTCAAACAATTCGGAATGCCAAAGCCAGACGCCAAACGGATCCGCATCACACTACAAGACACACACATAGCCCGCTGGCCAGCCATCTACCAGCAGATCGGATTCAACGAAGTAGTCACCCAAGGAGGAGCCCACCATTGGCGGCTCCCCGGAAGCCGCTGCGAAACCTACAGATAGGACACCATGACCCAATACGACTGGATGGACGACGCCCTATGCAGGCAAGTGTCCCCAGAAATCTTCCACCCCACCATCCAAGAAACATCCCTAGCCAACAAAGCAAAAGCCGTCTGCGCCAACTGCCTAGTCATTGACGCCTGCCTTGAATACGCGCTAGGAATGCCCGGAGTGACCGGCATCTATGCCGGAACCAACGAGAAAGAGCGCCGCCTGATGCGTCGCAGACGGGAGCAGAATGCTACGCAGGGAAATCAGGGTGTATGGGACACCAGCACCGCAGGGCAGCAAACGAGCATTCGGATCCCGACTCGTTGAAGTCAGCAAAAACGTCAAACCATGGAAAGCGGCCATCAAATCCGCCGCTGACCAGCGCCCCATGGACCCGATGGATGGTGAACTCAGCATCCGCATCACATTCCTGATGCAACGGCCCCTACACCACTACGGGACAGGGAAAAACAAGGACATCCTGCGGGACAGCGCCCCAAAATGGCACAGTCACGCACCAGATGTGGACAAACTGGCCCGCTCCACACTCGACGGCCTTACACAGGCCGCTGTAATAGCGGACGACAAGTACGTGTGCATTCTGCACGCCCAGAAAAAGTACGCCGACCGGGACATCGCCCCCGGCGCAATCATCATCATTGAGGAGATCCCATGTGGTCAATAGTTCCCGAGTTCTGGTGGCAAGTCTTCGGCGTCGGCCTCGTAATCAGTGTCGCTATCGGTTTCGCAGCGGGACTGGTGTCGTATTGGCGCTCTCAGGAGAAGCGCGATGGCAAGAGGTGAATTCACGGAGAAAACCCGTGACCTGATCAAGACCAGAGCCGACCACCGTTGCGAAATATGCGGCACGAGGATGGCTTACGGCCCCATTCACCATCGCCAGCCACGCGGCATGGGTGGCACGCGTTCGAAGGAGAAAGCATCGTGCAGCAACGGTGTCTACATCCACAACACCTGTCATCTGATGGTGGAGTCGGACAGGGCACGCGCAATGCTCATGGGCTGGATCGTTCCCATGGGTTACCAGCCTGAATCCAAGGAGATCAGGTTGTGGGATGGGTGGTTTCTTCTGACCGCTGACGGCGGGCGGATTCCCTACTCACAAGATGAGTGATGTCGATCTCGACGGGCATCCCGGCATTCTTGTACAGCGGGTTCAGAACCTTGTTCTGTGCGCTGTACGCCGTGATGAGCCTCTTCGCCATTCGACCGGAGACGCCGAGTTCATCCGCTATCGCCCCGATTGACCAGCCTTCTTTCTTCAGGTCGTAGCAGACTTTCTGGGCGTGCTTGGTGGTGTGTATGGCAAGTTCGTCTAACAGGTTTTTCAGGTAGGCCGCGCGTGTCAGTGGGTTGGGGTAGTGTTCCAACGGCCTGTACAGGTCGCCCATGGCCTGATGATTGACATAACTCTGCATGTCCGCTAGAATAGCACCATAAATCAAACAAAGGAGACACCATGTTCAACCCACGCCAACAGGAAATCCTCCTCAAAGGCATCAACCCCCAGCGCATCAGCCAACGCAAAGGCGGCGGCGGCAGAGCCCTCTCCTACCTTGAGGCATGGGATGTCAAAGCCCACCTCATTCGCGTCTTCGGCTTCGGCGGCTTCAGCAGCGACGTACTCACAGCCGTACTGATGTTCGAAGACCAAGTAGGCAGCAACTGGAACGTCGGATACAAGGTCATCCTCAGGCTCACCGTAGGAGACGCCACCTACACTGAAGCCGCTGTCGGATCAGCCAACCTCCCCCAGCGGGGCGAGGCACACGACATGGCCGTCAAGACCGCAGAGTCCGACGCCCTCAAGCGTGCCGCTATCAACCTTGGCGACCAGTTCGGCCTGTCCCTGTACAACAACGGCTCCACCGCCCCTGTCGTCACCCAGACCCTCGCAGGAGACATCAATGAGTAGCGAACTGTTCCCCTCCCTCGTGCCCCTCATCAGCACCGCCCTCAACAACTACGAGAACCGCTCACCCCGCTCACAGCAGGCCACCGACGGCATCCTCGGCCCATCAGACATCGGGTTCTGCCGCCAGAAGGCAGTCCTCGTCACCCGACAGGTCACACCCACCGACAAGACAAACAAGTGGCCTGCCATGGTCGGCACCGCTCTCCACAACTACATCGAGTTCGCCCTCGCCAAGACCTACCCCGACTGGATGTTCGGCAGCATCGACCACACCCGAGTCACCGCTACCCTCCCATCTGGTGCCCAGATCAGCGGCCACCCTGACATTGTGATCCCCGACCAGAACACCGTCCTCGATATCAAGACTGTCGACGGCTTCGAATGGGTCAAGAGGAACGGCGTTTCTGACAGCCACAAGTACCAGCGGCACCTCTACGCCCTCGGCTGTATCCAGTCAGGAATCTTTGACGAGAACCAGCCGGTATATGTCGGCAATCTGTACTTTGACCGCTCGGGCAAGGAGCAGACCCCGATCCTCCACATCGAGCAGTTCGATCCCGAACTGTCCTACGAGATCGACCAGTGGATCCAAGATGTCATCTACGCCGTCAAGAACGGAGAAGACTCCGCCCGTGACGTAGCCCCCGCCGTGTGCGAGCGCATCTGTGAGTTCTACACCGCGTGCCGTGGCAACCTCCCAGTCGGAGACGGCGGCGATCTCATTGAAGACGGCCTCACCCTGTCCGCTATCGACATGTACGTCGAGGGCCGCGATCTGGAGAACCAAGGCAAGCGGATGAAGAAGGAAGCGTCCTACGCCCTGACCGGAATCAACGGCATCGGCAACGGCTATCAGGTCCGCTGGACAACAATCAACGCCTCCAAGATTGACGCCTACGAGCGCCCCGAGTCGATTCGTCTCGACGTGAGGAAGGTCCGATGACTGAGATCCGTACATGCTGGGCTTTCAACAGCAGCGGGCAACGCTGCGAACACCCCGCAGGACACCCCGGCAACCACGTCATCACCGCCACATGGACCGACGACGAATGCTTCTCCCCCATCAGACATCAACTACCCGACATCACAACTCCTGCCGCTGTCCATCCCGCACCCCCGGTGCTGGAATCCGGGCCGATCAAGTGTGTGGCGTGCGGGCATCAGCACAAGGCTGGGCCGTGCAAGTGCGGCTGCCACGAGCAGATCGGATGAGCGAATACTACATGCTCATTACCAAGTCTTTTTGGGAGAGCAATCCTGAACTAGCAAAAGACATATTCCGAACAAACATGAGTAGGCACGGAATCGTTGGCGACATCGTTTTCAAAGCAGAAACCAATTGGATTACCGGCGAGCAAACCAACGTTATTGCACTGATAGCAGAGGTAAAGGACAGCGAATGATTCACCCGTGGAAGACATGCGACAAGGGCCATGACCTGACCCTGCCTGACGCCTTCATGTATGACCGTTCGGGGAACCGCCGCTGCCGCGAATGTAACCCGGCTCCGCAGCAGAAGCGACGTAACAAGGTCGTGCGTGGAGCGTTCGATGGGGGAATGGAATGAGTAGCCACCTACCCGAGTGCGATTGCTACGGGAGAAATCACGGCGAATGTGCCCTGTGCAACGGCGAATGTGTCCTGTGCATCTGCAACCGGCTCCGCTCCTGCGAGCAGCGGGTGCGGGAGGAGAACGACGACTATGCCTATGTAGCGGCACAGGCTGAGGCCGACGGGCGCAGGCGTGGCTGGAATGAAGCCTTGGAAACGGCGCGCGAACGCATCATGCGGCTTCCATACGAGATTGATGACGAGATCCTGATTGACCGCGACGAAGTTATTGGCTGGATCGACGGCCTGCGACAAGAGCCATGACCGACCACCTGCCCGAGTGCTATCTCTCCGGCCCTCCGAACCTGTGCCCAATGTGCGAGGCGCTCCGTGCCTGCGAGCAGCGGGCACGTCAGGACGAACGCACACGCATGTCACCCGAATGGGTGTACCAGCAGGGATACGACAACGGCCTCTACGACGCCCGAATAGCGGTAATGAAACTATGCGAAAAGCAACCATCCACATGGCCCACCAGCGAGGCCGCAATGGATGAACTCACAGACACCATCAACGCTCTAAAAGAACAGCCATGACTATCGGGTTCGTGACCCGCGACTACAACGGCACCTTCCCCAACATCATCCCCGCAGGATGCGCCTTCTACCGCTGCCTCCTACCCATGAGCGTCTGCGGTCAGAAAGCCAGAATGGGAATGCCAGCATGGGACCCCGCCAAAGGATTCGGAATCCGCGAAACCGAAAACACCGCCATCTTCGGATTCAAAACCATCGTCCTCAAACTCATCATGGACCGCTGGGCACCCAACCAGATAGACATCGCCCAATCACTAGGACAGCGGATCATCGTAGACATAGACGACTACCACGAAGGCCTCACCCCAGCGAACAAGGCATACGACACAACCCACCCTGAACACAATCGTCGAGCGAACCGCGAATACTACGCGCAAACCATTGAGAAAGCAGACACCCTCACCGTGTCTACCCCGTTCCTGTACGACGTTTACTCACAGCGGCACCCAGATGTACGACTTGTACGCAACGGGGTGAACATGACGATGTTCCCCAAGCAGAAGACCAGCGGCACGAAGCCCGTCATCGGCTGGGCTGGGGCAATCGAATACAGGAACAACGACCTAGAGCAACTCCGTGAATGGCTGCCAGACTTCCTAGAAGAACACGATTTGAGGTTCCATCATGCAGGCCACGATCCTGAAGCCCCGTCGTTTGCGGAAGTCGTCGGCATCCCAGAATGGCGGGTCACCACGTCACCCATTGTCTTCATCCACGAATACCCGGCAAATCTCAAATTCAATATTGGAATTGTCCCCCTCAACGACATCCCCTTCAACCACGCCAAATCCAACATCAAAGGGCTGGAGTACGCCGCTGCGGGCATACCCTTCGTGGCTAGCGCCCTCCCCGAATACCACGCCCTCGCTGAGACAGGTGTTGGGTTGCTGGCATCTACGCCAGAGGAATGGGTGGGACAACTAGCGGGACTTCTTGAGTACAAAACGCGGAAGCGGGCAGCCGCTATCAATCACGCTATCGTCAGCAGGGAGTGGGCTATCGAAGCCAGAGCGGAGGAATGGCAGGATGTATTCACAGTACGCGGGGCTTAACGTCGGCAGCGGCCAGCATTACGCAGACGGCTGGTTCAACACCGATATCGTGCCTACCGACAAGGGGCAGCAGCCTGACCTCCTCGCTGATATTCACGACTACTCCACCATCTTTCCTCCGAAAGCATTCAAGAAGGCATACGTGGGGCACGTGCTGGAGCACATCGAATGGGCTCGACTGACTGACGCCATTCAGAACATTGCCGCTGTAGCGGAAGAAGTCATGGTCGTGGGGCCGTGCATTGATCTGGCCCGTGCCCGTGAAGAACCCCAGTCGCTGATCGACGCTATCGCCGCACCAGAAGATATAGACGCCCACCCGTGGGCACACAAGTGGACCCCGACCACGGGGCTGACAGCGGAAGCAATCACTCTCGCCGGGTTCACCCCGAACGTGATCAGCGTGAGCGAGGTGCGTAAACCTGACTGGCCCAACCCGACTAGGGCTGGCTGGCAGTGCGCAATGTGGTTCCGGCCTTAATCGTCGTCGTCGGCGTCAACGCTGACCCACGCACCCGTTTCGTTCATGGCGTCCAGTGATTCCTTCCACAACTGGCCCACCCGCTTAATCAGATCATCCGCTACGTCAGGGTTCCATGACGCGCCCTCAGCGGTCAGAGCAACCTGAAGGTCCCCATACGTGACCTTCGCAATCAGGTTCTTCCCTGTCGCCATTACTGGTACCTCGCCATGCTGTCGTGGATTAGAAAATATGCTACGCCGTCCACGGCAGTGTCCCGCGAGTACCCCGCACGTGAGCGGCTGATCTTCACCAGCACCATCATCAGGGCCACATCCTCAGCGGTGATCTCACAGCCTAGGAACGATGACCACATGCCCGCTATCCGCCCAAGGTTCTCCTCAGGGGGACCGTACTGGTCGTTCCGGTCCCCCTCCACGAGGTTGATGGCGTCAACAGCGACAGTGGGGTCAATGTGTGTCATGGGTGTCTCCGTCGAGCCAGACTTGGTATTGGGCGGTGACTCGTCCATCAAGGGGATCAACGAAGTGAAGCCGCTGCGACGGAACCGCTGACGATGCGAGCCCGACTGATGCGTAGCGGTTGTCCGATTCCGTGCTTCCCGTCCCATACACGGCTCCTGCCCCGTCAGCCAGCGACTGCTGGTAGTGAGTGTGGTAGTGCCCAATGTATACGTCCCTGAAGTCCCAAGGGTAGGAACCTGACCGCCAGCGGTTGACATGGTTGACGATGGTGTTGGGGGAGGCGTAGCCGTTCCTGCCGATCTCGTCCCCGTGGATGAGGAGCGCCCGGTAGTTGCCGATCTCTACCCGCTGGATGTCCTCTGGGCAGTCTTCCCACGTTATCGAATTGTTATCAGCGGCTTTGATGATCTGCCGAGCCAGTTCGTAGGTCATCCGGTCAGCGTTATCGGAGCGGGGAACAGCGTCCCTCTTGGACCCGAGCCTGCCGTGATTGCCCCACTCAGCCACCACCGTCACCGTCTGGTAGATCCCAGCGGCAGCGGACACGGTTTCCACGAGGAGGTTGGCGACATTCACGAACTGCTCAAAGAGGGTGGCGTCGATCTCAAATGGCTGGGTCGGGAAGTTGAACAGGCCTTCGATCATGTCGCCGCCGAGCAGGATGTGGCAGTGGTCGACGGGGTGATCCTTCCGCTGGATGTCCGTTATCCGGGCAGCCTTCTGGACGAACCGCCCAACCCGCTCCCGCATAACATCCGTGTTATACGAAACCGTCCGCTTCGCCCCCTGCCAATCCGTCAAATGCCACACAGCGGCCTCAGAACGGCCCTTAGACGGACTCTTAACCGGCTTAGGTATCCGGAGAGGGTGAGCCAAAACAGCGTCCCTAGAGGCCTCTATAACGGCTTCAACAAGGAAATCCGTTTTGCCCTTAGCCCGCAGCAAATCCCGCTGAGCCCGAACCAAAGCCCCCCGCAGGTCATCAATCTCAGCCTGCCGCTGAATCTCCCCCTCACTCAGCCGCTTCTCAAGACTCACGACGGCACTCACTCCTACGATGCCGCCGCACAGTCGTCTCCTGAATCTGAAAACCCTCAGCCTTCAAAATACGGGCAAGCCCCGCATTAGAAATCCGCGCATCCTCCAACGCCACCCGCAGCGCAGCCGAATCCTTCTCAGCAACCGTTTCCAAAATAACGCACACCTTGCACGACCCCCCAATACGAGGAGGCTTATATTCAGCGATCCGATCAGACAGGCTCATACCACTCCCCTGTGACCCGTGTTACGGGTGAGGCTACTGCATCCAGTCGTTAACTTCATCCTGCGAATACAGAATGTCGATCTTCCGCTCAGTCCAATCCTTATGCCGAGGATGCCGAACCGTCCCACGCCGCTTCTCAACAGGCCACTGGCACGCCACCCCACACGCCTCCTGCAACGCCCGCAGCGACTCCTTCTGAGCCTTCGTGAAGTCCTTCTTCCGGCCCTTCGACATGATCTCCACACCGAGAAAGAAATCATTCCCCATATCATCGGGACAGGAGAAGATGTCCCACGGCTTCTTCCGCTTAAACGAGCCCTTACCGGCGTGCCACACCGGCCACACGCTATGGACGTACACGGTGCCGTCCCGGTCCAGCGTGAAATTAGCAGCAGGAACCTCGTAATGCGTCTGGATATAACGGATCACGTTATCGTTCGCGCCCCGCTGATTGCCCTTGTTCCGAGGATCAGTGGACTCCGTAGCCGCCGCCGCCGTGTGATGCAGCATCAAAGCGTCAGGCATCTTCCGATACCCCCGCCAAGGACCACGCCGCTGCACCGACCACTTCTTCTGAAAAACCACCCGGTCACCCAACTGGGCGACCAGAGCCTTCTTGAACCGGCCAGCAAACATCACACCTCCGGAGGCACAGTAGACAAATCCTCAGGCTCCACGCCCGGATCAGGACTCATATGCCCCAGCGCCATAGCAGGAGACGCAATACCCAGCACAGCGCCCACCAGAGCCAGCCACAGCGGCACCTGATCATCACTGATCACCCCATACCCAGCGAGCACAGCGAGAACAGCAACCGTCACCCCATACAGCCACTTACGGTTCCGAGCCCGGTTAAACCAGCGCACTAGTCCAATCCAATCTTGTCCGCAATCCGCTTAACAGTATGGGCAACATCAGCGAGCGATTCCCCACCATTCCGATACCCCGGCTGAATAGGCTTCGTCGCCTTCGACACCTCATCCCTCACCACGATACGCACATACCACATGAGCGCACCAATAATGATCACGAAGATGCCGAGGACACCTCCGATGAGGCTGACCCATTCTGTTGGTTCCATGAGCGTGACCCGGTTCGTAACATGATGTTACTCAGCGGGCTCCTCCACGACCGGGGACTTGAACTCCACGCCATCCCACAGGTCACCGATCCCAGCGAACTTGGATCGCCTCGCCCCAACGTACGAGGTATCCACCCAAGTACCGTCCAGCCCGATGCTGTTGCAGTAGGCAGTAATTTCAGCGTCGTCGTCATTCAGGTAAGGCACCACGATCACCTGCGTGACCACACCATTTTCGATCTTGGCAGCGTGCCCGTTGTGATACGGCATTGTTTCTCCTTATGCAGCAACGAGCCGCTTGGCTCGCCATTCGGTAATAAATCGGTTGAACTTACTGTTATTACATGAGCGACATAACGTTTGCAGGTTGCCGATGGAGTGACGGCCACCCCGCGATAGCGGAATAATATGATCAACTGAAAGATTCTCAGTTGACCCACACTCCATACAAGGCTGCGACAGAAGTCTGCGCATTTCCCTTGGGAGAATCGTGAATACCTGAGCCGCCGCACGACGCGCTCTAGTTCTGCTGTGAGCGGCGTGCTTATTTGCGTGATAGTGCTTGCGCGAAGCAGCAGCACTAGCATCCGGATTGCGTTCCTTGTAGTCCTGTAAAGACTTACGAACACGGTCTGGATGCGCTTCGCGGTATCTTCGTTGGCGCTCTGCTGCCGTCAACGGACGGTCACCTATAAGCCTCATTGTCAACTCACAGGATAACGAATGATGACGATGCCGGAACCACCGCTACCACCAACAGTTGACGAATAGCGACCAACCCCGCCACCGCCAGTGTTAGCAGTTCCATTTGGATTGGTTCCATCGCCACCACCACCAGTGCCACCGGCCCCGTTAGCGTTACCGCCGCCGCCGCCGCCGCCGCCGTAATAGGTAGAAGTACCAGAAATTAGTGACGCAATGCCGATACCGCCTGCTCCACCCGTTGAACCAGCATTTGTCGAGCCAGCGGCACCAGCACCACCACCGCCGCCTCCAGTTGTGTTTGTACTGGAAAGGCCACCACTATTTCCTTGACCGCTCAAACCTAACCCAGCGGAATAAGCAACCATTGCCCCGCCACCAGAGCCACCAGAAATAGCACCACCGTAGCGTCCGCTACCACCGCCGCCGCCAACTCCGTAGTACGGGCCTACCCTTGAAGAAAGCCCAGACAGGCCATTTCCTGTTGATACTCCAGTACCACCAGCACCAATAACTACAGTCTGGCTTCCAGATGACAAATAGACTGATGATTGCTGCAAGACACCTCCTGCACCACCGCCAGCACCGGAATATGTGCTGCCATCTCCAGAACCACCGGCTCCACCACCACCGACGACAAGAATGTCGCAGAAACCGGGAGCAGCGACAGAGAGACTGCCCGACGAGGTGAACGTGTGGACCTTGTACGCCTGACCATTCACACCAGTCGTACCATCACCCGTGTACGTCGTCTCCGTACCACCACTAGCCGCTACACCAGCCGCTGAGCCGCTGATGATCGTGCGAACAATGACAATGCCGCTACCACCAGTACCGGACTCGTTCGTCTGACGACTATCGCCACCGCCGCCGCCACCACCGCCCGTGTTTGCAGTTCCGTTCGTAGCGTTAGTGCCGTTCTTCCCCCCGGCACCACCGCCACCGGAACCCCCGGTTCCAGCCGTCCCCGAATAGGCTCCGCCACCGCCGCCGCCGCCATAGGTCTGTGCGGAGTTCGTTTGCAAGGAGTTAGAGGCACCTGCTCCACCATTGCCGCCTGTAGAGCCCGAACCAGCCGAACCAACAGCACCCGCGCCACCGCCACCGCCAGCACCGTCAGCGTTGCTGCCAGCGCCAGCGCCTCCATTGTTGCCCAGTCCGCTGATTCCGATCCCACCAGAAGATGCAGTTCCCGTTTGAGAAACCCCACCGCCACCGGAACCACCGTCAAATCCGTTTCCAGCGACAATGATGTTTGTGATTGACGCATTGTTTATTCCACCTCGGCCACCACCGGGAGCAAAAATCCCCGAAATGCTGCTGGCGACGCCGCTGGAATATAGAGAGCCCCCCGCGCCGACTGTAACCGTGTAAGAACCACTTGCAAGAAATACAGAAGTTTGAAAGTTGACTGCGCCACCGCCGCCGCCACCGCAGCCATATGAAGATGCCCCGCGAGGACCGCCCGAGCCGCCGCCACCGACGACCAGCACATCCACAACACCGCTAGACCCAACCGTCAACGTGCCGCTAGCGGTAAACGTCTGCACCTGATAAGTGATCCCACCACTGGTGTACGTCGTGACAGTGCCGCCACTCGTCTGCGCGAAACGACCAGCAGAAGGAGCGGTGCTACCAGCGCCCGTAGTAGTGGAGAGTTTTTGAATAGCCACAGTCGCTCCTAGTAGTTCACTCTGACGATCACGATGCCGCTGCCACCGGCTCCACCAGAACGGCGAGCGCCAGCAGAGGACTTCCCACCTGTTCCACCGCCTCCACCACCTGTGTTAGCCGTGCCAGCGGTCCCATTGTTGGTGTTGTTTGCGATACCAGCGCCACCGCCGCCAGAACCGCCACTACCACCGGAGCCACCGTTGTATGCACCGCCGCCACCACCACCACCGTAGGTGACAGACGAACCAGTGATCGTAGAAGCAACACCAGCGCCACCAGCCCCACCGGCAGTATTCGTGGCGTCAGTTCCTACCGCACCTGCACCGCCGCCACCACCACCACCGTAGTTTGGCGATGTGTTGCTCGCGGCCCCACCGTTATTGCCCAGAGTCGAAACACCAGTACCAACCGATCCCAGACCCGCCGCACTATAAGTAGCGCCGCCACCGGAACCACCGTTCTGGCCGTTACGCATTGGGACGGTTCCACCTTGACCATCCGTAGCCCCGCCGCCTCCACCCGGTGCAACAAACGGACCGATCATTGAAGGCGCACCCGGATACGCACCAACACCAACATCGGCTGCACTACCGCCAGCGCCAACGGTCACGGTATAAGTGCCAGCCGGAAGATATGCGGTTGACGTTGTGAGAACTCCTCCAGCGCCGCCTCCACCCGAACCGTTGGAACTTGCTTCAACACCACCGCCAGACCCGCCGCCGCCAACGACAAGAACCTGAAATAGTCCCGGCACATCAACCGTCAACGTCCCCGACGACGTAAACGACACATACTTATAACCCGAACCGCTACCAGTAGCAGTATTCGTGAAGTTGCCGGGATACAGGCCGTTGACGTTACTGCTCGCCTTGATACGCGAGATCGTCATTACGAGTTCTCCACCCCATACGCAGAGAAATTCACCGTGTTCGCTGACGACGACACGTTCAGGTAACGGTTCGTCGGGTCCATCGTCAGGCCCAGCGTCAACGCCACCGTGTCATTACCAGCAATAGTCGCCTGATACACCACATACCGGCCAGCAGCGTAAGTAGCGCTAGCGGTGTTGATCGCAATGGTGTACGTCGCCGACGACGAAGACGTATTACACACCACGATGCTCGAAATGATCGTGGACGTGCTAGCCGTACCGCTAGCGGAATACAGATTAGCGGCAGTACCGATGGTGCCGTTACCGGCAGCAGCCGCGAGTTGCTTATAAACCTGAGGCATCTGCCTACGCTCCCATCAGAAGAAAAGGACTAGTAAGTTCTAGCCCCTCAGTTGTACCAGTAAATGAAATATTCCCTGCAAGTGTAGCCCCATTAAGGGTCTTATTCGTCAACGTCTGTGTGTCCGTAGTGCCCACCACGCTACCCGTCACCCCATGCACGCCGCTGTTGGCATTAACATGCGCGTTAGCCTCATCGGCGTCCGTAGCGGTAAAAACATGCTCAATCTCAGCGTTACTGGAATGAGAAATCAGCGTCGTCCCGTCAGCACCCCGGCCATTAACCCCACCAGAGTTATAGACAGTCAGGACATTAGAGGCACGGGAAACACAGAGGATCTTCTCCTCCGCTGCCAGACCCCTATCAATTACCACATAGAACGGCCCCACCGAGCCCGTAGGCCAGTTAGACAGGTCATCACACGTAATCGTGAGGTCACCCGTAGTACCGCCAAGAGTAGCGGTCAGATAGGCAGGCTTAGCCCCACCAGCATACTGACGCCTCATCTACATGACCTCCTCTAGAACCATCAAAAGAGTACCCTGCCAGCCGTTACCCGTGGTACTCAGCCGCTCCGGCTGCCACAGAAACTCCCGAGCCAGCACCTGATACGCCTGCCCCGATTCCTGATACTGGAACACCGTCCCCTGCTCGATCAAAGCCAGCAGACCGTTCTTATCCGCTACAGGGTTCCGGGCCTCGATCATGCCGTTAATGTCCACCTCGTCAGCGAGGATCACCGGCACGTCCCACCGGGACGCCTTCCCTTTCACCGGGAAAGCACGCAACTCCCAGCGGGTAGGGATCGGCCCCTTCGTCGCGTCGGTGGGGCAGCGCAGTAGAACCATTCGCATATTCACGCGAGAAAACTTAATGCCGTTCAAATTCAGATTATCCGACCGGACAGTCGTTTCACTGGTCGTCAACCGGGCATACCGGCCATACGCCCCCGAATCAAACGACAAATCAATATACAGAGGGCTAGCAGTAGACGGCAGCCACTTAACCTGCATATACAGCGACGACTTCAAATCCTCCACAGAGAACGACATCGTGCCCTGCGTAAACCAGCCACCCTCAACCTTATCCGTACCCTCATAAAACACCCCGGCGTCTTCAACCACAAACACCCGCCTACCCAGCCACGTCACACACGCCGTAACCGGAGCCGCCGCCTCAGACCACACAGCCACATCATTCGCATACGCGGGAGTCAAAGCAGTCGTCGTAAACGTAGACAAGTCAAGACGCCCAAGACCCGGCACAGGATTAGCGGGAAACACATCCCCAGCATCATTATTCACCGCCGTGTAGGCGGGATCCATGCTGTCAATCCCATACCAAACAAACCTGTCCTGACCTTCAAAACACTTCACCGGCTCAACCGTAGGAATGATCGCGCCGAGAGTCAGATCACCGTTGTCCGCTGGCTGAGCCATCCGGACACCCTTATCCGTCCCAATAAACACATACCCCAGATAGGCTTCGATCTCGTAACCGATCTCCCCATCAGGCAACTCCACCGCCACGATACAAGGATTCAGGCCGGTGCCGTCATCCTTAATCGTCACCTTGTGAACAACCCACTTGTCCCCGAAACCACCCAGCAGGTAAATAGCCTGAGGACCGCCACACGCCGCCACCCAACGAAACTCGTCATCAGGATGCGTGAAAATCGTGGTCGCCTGATTGCCCTTCTTCACCCACTTCAGGACATTCGCCTGACCACACAGCAGGTAATCCTTCGTCCACGTAATAAAAGTCGCATCCGTCAACGCATTATTGTGATACAACGCAGCCGTACCCGTAGGCGAATCCAACTCGTAAATGTAGCCAGCGTTATTCAACCCCAGCACAATATTGCCACGATCAGCGACACTAATAATCGGAGCGGACCCCAACGTCACACTCGCCGTCAACGTACCAAAATCCTCATACCAGTACGTGTAATTACTGTTGATCACAACGAGATACCCGCTGTGCAACGTCAGCCACGTCTGGCCCGTAGTAGCACGCAACTCAAGAGTCTCAGGCAGCAGGCTCATCTGCCATTCAGTCCACGGATCAATACCAAACGAATCCTCATACCGTGACTGGATCGCATCATCCCGGTCAAGGTTCGACTGGCCCGCACCAGACTTCCAGTTATTCGTCTGCTGACGCCACACATTCTGCGGCAGCAACAGAAGATCCCGGTTATCCGTCGTGTTCCGCTGTTGCAAAACATCAAGCGACCGCTGCGTATACCTATTCGACGCAACATCAATCGGATACACCCGGCCATTGATAGCGACCTGTGACCCGCCAAGATTACCGATAGCGGACGTGCCCTCTACACCGTTCCCGTAGAACGGCTCATCAAACTCCCGCGTAATCTGTGTAGACAACTACACTCCCCGATAAATCGGGATACGAGTCACCAAACGAATCATCTCCTCCTGAACCCGGTTCTTAAACTCCCGATCCAGTTGAGACGCAATAGACGAATTCGCTGTCACCGGCACCTCCTCCGGACGACGCGAATCACCCTGAGTAGACACCTGAGTCCTACGCGCCTCCGTCGTCCGCAGCAGCATCGCCGCAGCACCAAGCGCCGGAATGTCCAGCATCGACTCCGTAAGCCCACACGTCGCCACAGGGTCAGTACTCAAACTCGTCGCCAACGTAAACGGAGCCTTATACGTGAACTCCACATCCGTACCGCTAGGAATGTTCCGCAGAATACGGATCACATTCTGGTCAGCGGAATACACCCACCGCCACATACGGTCAGGCAGATCCGTCCACACATCCGTCGTACCCGGCACACGCCACCGCACCCGCAGAATATTCGTCATATCCTCAGCGGCAGTCGGAACCACATACGTCTGATACGTGGCATCAACCTCAGCAGTCCACGTACCAATCTTGTAAAGGCCATTCTCAGGACTCGACAGGCGGCGCAGCACATCATTCAAGGCATTGAACGCAAACCAGTCCGTCATGCGGGGCCGCACATACACCATGTCACCCGCTGTCACTGCCTGCTGCGGGGAACCGTCATAGCCGGGAATCACAAACACCGTGTTGTCGTTCGCGTACACGCCCTTCACAAACCACACATTCAGGCCAGACGACAGCAGCATCCCCTTCTGAATACCGTCCACCCCAAGTTCCAGTTGCAGGCTCGTCTGCCCAGCACTAGCAGACACCTGCACAAGGTTCACATTCTCCGTCATGCTCCCGTACACGCGCCTGCGCACGTCGGAAACAAGGTCCCGCATGGTAGCCA